GAGCTTCTACAAGAGGGAGATATCAATGAGTAAGCTACTGATACAAGATGACGTCATCCAAGGCATGGATGTGTACGTCGAGTACACGTTCGACGGGGACGAGGTGATCCTGTACGACTACGGCATAGAGCTAACCAATCGGACACGTACACGTATCGACCCGCCGTACTACGAGACGAGCATCCAGCACGTTAGCCTACGTGGGTACAACGAGTCAATCTGGATGGTTGAGAAGCTGGAAGAATACATAACCGCAGAGCATACATTGGAGGCTGACTATGAATAAGGTTGTACGATTACCGTTGGAGCTAACCGTCGAGGTGTCGATGGATGGTGACAGGATAGACCAAGCGTGGCTGTTACTGGAGTCAACAACTAAGATGCCGGGAGGTGAGTACTCGCACACTCAGCAGTGGATCAACGTGTCGCATTACTCTAACCTTATGGATCAGATAGACGGAACACTGCCGGAGGCGGTGTCAGAGGAAGCTCTAGGAGGGGCATACATATGAGTCGCGCAATGAACGCCAGTAATATCAAGAACATAGACAAGGCATGTGATGCACTTGCTCAAGCATGTTACGACCTATCGCAGACCGATGATTGGGTAGCGACGGCCGCACTGGTCCCGCTTGAGGGTATACTCGATGACATGTGCGAGCGGGTCACTGAGCTACGTGAGATCCGCGACGTGGTGCGTCGCTTCAGTGAGGACACACTCTCATGATGGCTGACCTAGCGATTGGTATATTGATTGTGTTCATGCTGTCCATAGTTATATCTCAGTGGAATGAGAGGGAGAACAAGGATGACTGAAGTGATTGTCATGTACAGCGAGGGCAAGCTACGTATGATCTATGCTCATGAGGATGACGCATTGTGTGACAAGAGCAGACTGATCGCCAAGGGCTACACTAACGTACGCTTACAACGTGTACAGGTACAGGCTGAGAACAGGGTGGAAGCACCACTGAGCATCGATGAGATTGAAGCACTGAGACAGTGCGTGGAGAGGTCATGAAGGATAGACTTGAGTTCAGCAAGTCCGGGGTCAACTTGGATAACAAGCAACAGCAACGAGAGGAGATCGCGAGGCATACCGAAGAGTATCTGGCACGGGGTGGTACGATTACCTACCTACCGTACGACCCCACAGCAGAGATCATGGCACGTGTTGGTCAGTGGCAGGCTCTGGGTGAGGAAGTGCACATACCAGAGGACGACGATACTGAATACGTAACGTATACTTTAAGTACTTAACGTTACTGTGGTGGTTGTTACATAAGAACCACAGCAGAGTATCGTTAAGTGACGTTATGTTATTTTAGTATAACCGGTCAACAGGAGGACTGTCAAGTGCATAGCAGAATGACTGAGAGCAATGGAGCATACTTCTACGACGGTGTGGAGATCAGTAGACAAGAGTGGCTCGGGCTGTGCCATCACTATGAACAGGTGAAGCGGCGGCTTGCCGAGCCGTGGTTGCGTAAGGACGATCACTATGATACGTTGGGGAGGTATAACACAGGAGTGAGGGATGAAGACAAGCTGTGACAAGTGCGGTTCCAGTGACGGCCGGCATATCTACCCCGACGGAGGCGAGCACTGCTTCGTCTGTCAGGATCACAAGCACGCTGACCAAGAAGGAGACAGTATGTCAGTAGACTTACAACCCAACACGGGTGAGTTCGATAGGCTGGTGAAGGCGTGGGCAACCAACGCACCGTTCGCTGTGCCTGACCGGGGCATCCGACCAGAGCAGACCAAGTTCTATGGTGCTGTTGAGACCGACCGACTGGTTGCCTTCCCGTACTTCAAGGATGGCGAGGCAGAGCCGTGCGGCTTCAAGGTACGGGACAAGGGAGCCAAGAAGTTCCGCACTGTCGGTGACATGAAGGGCGTTGCGCTCTTCGGTCAGCAGAAGTACGGCAACCACGACCGCTTCCGCATCATCGTTACCGAGGGTGAGTTCGATGCGCTGGCCGCACGTCAGATGTACGACGGCAAGTACGACGTAGTGTCTGTGCCTGCTGGTGCTACCGCTGTAGCCAAGGCATTCAAGGACAACTACAAGTTCCTCGATGGCTTCCGCGAGATCATCCTGTGCTTCGACGCAGACGAGGCAGGCCGTGCTGGTATTGAGCAGGCCGCGGACGTCTTCGCTGGTAAGCTACGTGTCATCAAGCTCGACCGGCTGGTCGGCAAGGATGCGTGCGACTACCTCAAGGCTGGTAAGCAGAGGGAGTTCATGGACCTGACCTACTCAGCCGGGGCGTTCACGCCTGACGGTGTGCTGTCATCGACGGACCTATGGGATCGGCTCCAGAAGGACAGACCCGAGGCGATGGGTGACTATCCGTGGGCTCCGCTCAACGAGCTGACCTATGGCTTCCGACCCTGCGAGCTGGTCACTCTGTGTGCTGGCTCTGGCCTAGGCAAGTCGTCTATCCTACGTGAGATCGTGATGCATATCAAGCAGACGACAGACCACAAGGTAGGCGTCCTGTTCATGGAGGAGAGCGTCGAGCGCACAGCCGAGGGGTTCATGGGCATCGACCTCAGTGAGCCTATCCACCTACCCACGTCGAGCGTCAAACGCAAGGACCAAGAGTACAAGCAGTCGTTCGACCGCACGTTCGGTGATGACAAGCTGTTCATCATGGACGCTAGCTTCGACACTGGTGCGACAGTGGATCAGGTGGTCAGCCGCGTGCGCTTCATGGCTAAGGCTATGGACTGCAAGATCGTGGTGCTGGATCATATCAGTATCCTCGTATCCGGTGGGCAGTTCGGAGACGAGCGACGGGCGCTTGACGAGATCATGACTAAGCTCCGGACACTGACGCAGGACACAGGGATTGTGCTGTTCGCAGTGAGCCACCTCAAGCGGCCAGATGGTAAGGGCCACGAAGAGGGAGCAGTAACAAGCGTGGCACAGCTACGCGGATCGGCGTCCATCGCTCAGCTATCCGACTTCGTCATCGGCCTTGAGCGTAACGGTCAGGCTGACGATGAGACCGAGCGCAACACCACACACATCCGCGTACTCAAGAACAGGTTCAGCGGCATCACCGGACCGGCTGGTCACCTGCTGTACGACCGACACACCGGACGCCTGACGTCATACACACCCGAGCTTGAGGAGGAGGCGCTATGACCTTAGGATACAGGCTACGTGCTTGGTCGGCATGTGTTAGCATCCTGTTCAACCAGACGTTACACGTAGGGAACGCACCTTACCCGTACACACTGAGTGAGACGTGCTGGCTGAGACGTCACCGCTTGCGCTACGCTATCGGCCGTGCTATTATCGATAGTGTGTTCAGTCTTATTGGTGAGGAAGGTCACTGCGAGCTGAGCTACTACGTTGGTCAGAGCTTCCGAGCTAAGGAACAACTATGAGTAAGATGACGCGGCATGTATACCGCATACAGGAGGACGCTGATGCGTTACGTACTAGACATCGAGACAGACAGGTCACATTCCAAGGTGTGGATGATTGGGTGGTGCGACGAAGATGGGAACACTTCTTGGAGTTCATCAGCGTCGGACATCCCGAAGGACATGACCGAGATGATCGGCCACAACATCCTTCACTTCGACCTACCGGTACTGCGTGATGCGCTGGGCTGGGAACCTGACCCATCGGTTACGCTTACTGATACACTTGTTCTTGCTCGTCTGCTTAATCCTAGCGGCTCTGGCAGTAAGTTCAGCAACTCACTTGCTAGCCTCGCCACGCTCGCCGGTCACGAACAGAAGGGTGACTTCACCGACTTCGATGGTGGACTGACGGACGAGATGATTGAGTACTGCCTGCGTGACTGCCGTGTCAACTGGCACGTGTACCGCTACCTACTCGAAAGGTTCGAGGAGATGGGCTTCAAGGGCGAGTGCTTCGAGCTAGAGCACTACGTGTCAGCGGCGTTGCGTAAGCAGGAGGAGCACGGCTTCTTCTTCGACTACGACAGGGCGAACGCAACGTACAACGCACAGAAGGAGAGACAGCTTGAGATTGACGAGATCCTTCAGGAGGTGTTCCCTCCCATCGTACATGAGAGGTGGTCGGAGAAGACTGGCAAGCGACTCATGGACAGGATCGAGACGTTCAACGTCGCATCCCGCCCACAGATTGCCGAACGCCTTGAGACGAAGGGTGCTAAGTGGAAGAGACGCACAGAGAAGGGCTCGATTGTTGTCGATGAGCACACCCTTGCTGACCTCACGCACATTCCTGAGGCGGCGCTGGTCTTAGAGTACCTCACGCTGAACAAGCGCAGTGGTATGGTGAAGTCGTGGCTGGATAATTACGCAGACGACAAGCGCATACACGGCTACGTCAACAGCAACGGGACCGTGACCGGACGCATGACACACAGCAGACCTAACCTCGCACAGATACCGAGCGGCTCAGACTACCGTGCCTGCTTCACTGTGCCGGAGGGCAAGAAGCTGGTAGGTGTAGACGCCTCCGGTCTAGAGATACGGATGCTGGCCCACTACATGGACGACGACCGCTTCACCCATGAGGTGACCGACGGTGATATCCATACCGCTAACCAGAACGCCTTCGGTTGCGAGACACGTGACCAAGCCAAGACGCTGATCTACGCACTGCTGTACGGTGCGGGCAACCAGAAGCTAGGCGAGACTGTGGGTGCTGGCGCTAAGCGTGGTAAGGAGATGAGACAGCAGTTCGAGAAGCGATGGCCTGCGTATCAGCGACTCAACTCCAAGATCCAGAAGATAGCACAGGGCGGCACAGTACCGGGGCTCGACGGCAGACGAGTTCACATACGCTCCGAGCACTCAGCGTTGAACAGCCTGCTTCAGTCCGCCGGGGCTATCGTGATGAAGAAGGCATTGCAACTAGGCGTAGTCAAGGCCGATGGTTACGGATTGGACTACAACATAGTCGCTAACGTACACGATGAGCTTCAGATTGAGTGCGCCGCTGAGGACGCTCAACGTATCGCCATCTGCTTCCGTAACTCTATACGTGAGGCAGGCAGGCACTTCGACATGCGATGCCCACTTGAGGGGGACTACATGATCGGCGACAACTGGTCTGAGACCCATTGACAACAGGTACAATACCGTGTACCTTAAACTAATCAGCATGTTGCTGAGACTAAACGAGGACTCAACATGATTAACAACGACACAGTAACTATCCGCGCTACCGTTAGCTTCCCTGCACTCGACGTGTTCGAGACGTTCAAGGGACAGCCAACTGATAAGTACGGGGTGCAACTTGCTAACCTCTCCGGCCCTGCGGTCGAGCGATTGGAAGAGCTAGGTATCGAAGTCAAGTTCAAGGACGACGAGCTTAACCGTGGTCAGTTCATCCACTGCCGCTCTCAGTTCCCGATCACTAACGGCGGTCGCTTCAACACACTGTTCGAGGCAGACGGACGCACACCGTTCGAGGGCTTGCCTTCTGACATCGGCTACGGCTCTGTTGTCAAGGCTAAGATCAAGACGTACACCACCAAGCAGGGCGACGCTAAGCCCAGCATCGTGGCGCTGATCGTAGAGGAGCTGGCTAAGCCAGAGGTGCAGGACTTCGCTGAAGAAGAAGTGCTGTAATGAATCGCCCTAGTATATGGGGCATTGATGGCGACATCCTGCTGTACTCAGTGGGATTCGCCTCTAACGAGGACACGGAGGAAGAAGCTATCCGTTCCTTCCGCCACACACTGCAACGGATCATGGATGGGTGCGAGTGTAGCCAAGCCCAAGTCTTCTTGACTGGGCCTGACAACTACCGTAACTCAGTGCCAACGTACAAGGCGAACCGGACAGGTACGGATAAGCCGGTACACTTCCAAGCACTGAAGCATTATGTCATGACCGAATTAGATGGTATAACAGCCGACAACGAAGAAGCTGACGATCTACTTGGGATATACGCAGTGCGTGACGGATGGGGCATCGCTACGCTGGACAAGGATCTCGACGGAGTACCCGGTTGGCACTATAACTGGAACCGAGACGAGGTCTACCACGTAGGGGGTCACGATGCCGACCGCTTCTTCTACACTCAGCTACTCACTGGAGACCGTGTGGACAACATCCCCGGTATCTTCCAGCGGACAGGACGCAAGGCCACGGCTAAGGTCAAGGCTCCGCTGGCAGAGATGACTGATCCTCGCGACATGTACGCTCACGTGCTAGAAGTGTACATGGAAGCGGTAAAGGATAAGCGCATGTCCAGTGACGAAGGTGATGTAACTAGATGGCTAGCCCAGCAGGGTCACTGCCTCTGGATACGACGGGAACCACAGCAACTGTGGTCGCCACCAGCGTGAAGCACTCCGATATACGAGAGTGGCGCTTGGCGCAACTAGACCGGCAGGGTGGCGTATGCCCCCTGTGCGGTTTACCCTGCGACCCAAACGAGTCAGCGTTAGATCACGACCACACCACCGGGCATGTACGCCAGACGCTACACCGTAGCTGTAACTCTGCCGAGGGGAAGATACTTCACTGGGCAGGCCAGCGTAGCAAGGGTGATGACCCGGCTGAATTCATAACGAACCTGCTGGAGTACTGGCAGGGCGACTACACTAACAACCCTGTTCACCCGACGCACGGTAAGCCGAAGCGTCGTAAGCGGAGGAAGAGATAATGGCACGCGTAGGAATCATCGGTGATACTCATCTCCCGTTCGAGCTGGAGGGATACCTTGAGTTCTGTCAGGAGTCGTTCGACGCATGGGATGTGGATACCGTAGTACACATCGGAGACATGTTCGACAACCACAGCCTGTCCTTCCACGACAGCGAGCCCATGCTACACAACGTGATGGGCGAGTACGAGTCTGCCCGTGAGAGAGCGCAGGACTGGTACGATGCGTTCCCGGTAGCTACCCTCATCATGGGTAACCACGACCGCATCCCCGCACGTCAGCTACGCAAGCTGGGCATGGAGCCGAGTATCTTCATGCGCCCAGTCGAGGAATTGTTCAACATGCCTGAGGGCTGGGGAGCGACAGATCAGCTCCTGATCGATGACGTCCTGTACCACCACGGTGAGACAGCAGGAGGCATCAACGGCTTCCGCAAGGACGCTGAGACTCGTATGCGATGCACTGTGTCAGGCCATAACCACAGCAACGCCGGCATCAGTGCTACCGCTACGGATCAGGAGCTGGTCTGGGGGATGGCTGTCGGGTGCGGAGTGAATCACGCGCACATGGCGTTCGCGTACGGCAAGCACTTCGCCAAGAAGCCCATCATCGCCTGCGGCGTAGTGATAGATGGCGAGCCACACATAGAGTACATGAACCTAGGCAAGAAGGTGAGACGCGTATGACACACGGCCTACTGATACCATTCCTCTTGACATGGGGAGCCACCACGTCTATGTTATTGGTACTGACATTCACCGACACATGCGACGCAGAGTCCATGTTCTCACGGAGATGGGGCGATGACTCCTGATATTATCATAACAGAAGTAACCGAGACCATGAACCCCGACGAGATCGTAGAGGTTCTGGACGTAGGCATCGATGTGCTGGTCGAGGCGTTGCGTGATCTGATACTAGACAACAGCGACCGATTCATCAAGCACTTGGAGCTAGACCAATGACCGTGATAGAGTTCCCCGGAGGCAAGCAGGATGACCGCACACCAGCGTCTCAGGCGTTGCGTGAGTTCGCGGATCTTCTTGAGCAGTTCGAGGTAGAGGGTGTAGACGTAGAGGTAGCAGGCGTCGCACTAGTCCCTGACCTAGGCGTGGCGCTGTGCGGTAACAGTGCTACTGGTAACGATGGGCTGAACACCATGCTGGATCTTGGTAAGACAGCGATCGTCATGAAATACATGAACGAGGAAGACGATGAGCCAACCATACAGTGAGGAGAGATCGTTACGTTATAACGAGGGCAAGCCCGACTACTCCCTCGTACCTATGGAGCTTCTCGAAGAGGCGGCACGGGTGCTGGAGTACGGAGCCAGTAAGTACGAGCGTGACAACTGGAAGAGGCCGACGCACTGGACCGTATCGTATGCGTGCCTGATGCGTCACATGTCTGCATGGCAGGCGGGCGAGGATCTTGACCTAGAGTCAGGACGCAGTCACCTAGGCCACGCGATGTGTAACCTGTTGCAGATGCTCCACCAACTGAAGCACCATCCGGAGGAGTTACAACGATGAGCGAGAGCGAGATACTACTTGCGGTTCTGTGTGTGGGAGAGGGGCTGTTCATCAGCTACCAATGGACCCGCATACAGATATACAGGAACACTCTGGCACTCGCTACGTACGCGCTTGAACAGGCATACGTGGCGGTAACGGAGAGTAAGGAAGATAACTAGGAGAATCACATGAAGTACGCAATTGCAATACTCAGTGCCTTATCAGTCAGTGCTATCTCGGCTGAGCTGGTACTGGATAACGGTGAGACAATCGCCATTGAGCCCAACGAGAAGGTGTACATTACCAAGAAGCAACTGTACACGCGAGGTACTGCGGTCGAGGCAGTCAACATCGACGAGGCTGTGGTGGTTATCCCACCTGCTGGGGAATGTAGCCTTGAGTTCCCTGACCTATGCGACGTCGGTAGCGTAGAGTACTGCACCTACAAGCAGGAGGCATGGGACGGGACGCCTACGTTCGAGAGTCAGGACTGGCTGTCAAGCTGTGACACTAACGGTAACAGTTCGTACAAGTACTGCGAGGACTACACCCCGTTCCTTAACGGCTACACCTTCGAAGACCAGAACTTCGTACGCTACTGCCCCACCAACCCGGACTTCAACCCGCTCCCCTAACGGACCGGGCGACCCGCGCCAGCCCGTGACCCATCTCTTCGGGTGACGGAATGGCCCAGCCTGCCAGCAGTACGAGCAACAGTAACACGTGCACTGGCAGGCCACTCTCGTTCACCACGGTGTCAACCGCCCCGTACTCCTGCCGCCTACCTGCATCCACTGAGACAGCCGTATTAGCGTTCTGAGCGACGCTGTCAGCACCCTCTGTCTTGGCCTGTCCTAAGTTAGCACGTGCCTCTATGCCCCGCTGAGCGCCTCCTAGGAGGGCATCCTTAGCTATCGGTGCGAGTGTGCTACAGCTAGCCAGCATGACGATTGAGCACAACAGTACGCTCTTCAACATCCAACAGCCTCCTCTCTAGTAGCGCGATCTCCGCATGTATCGGCTGGATGACGGCGAACCATACAGCAGTAAGCACAGTAGCGAACGCGGTCGTCGCCGCGCCTACGATGCGCCGGCTCGCCGCCTCGGACTGCTCCCTCTCATCGTTGATAAGCACCTCGACTCGGTCGAACCGTTCGCGTATGTACTCCAGCCTCTCGTCCGACCGCTCAAGCATACCCTTCATGGACTCAGCGTTAGCCGCCAGTACCGTCGAGTGAGTTACGAGTTCCCTCTCGACGTGGCCTAACCTCCGTGTTACCTCTGCTTCGTGCACAACTTACTGCTCCCCAATAAGTACATCTGTAAGCATGCCGCTGGACAACGCCGTGTCCGCCAGCCTCTCTCCCGTGAGCGCCCTGCTCACTCTATCCGCCTGCGCAACTCCCGGTACGTACGTCTGACCGAAGCGTATCGCTGGGTCAAGGTCGCCACCCAACGCCGACGCGCCTGCATTGACAGCCGCCTTGCCCATGCTGACAGCAGGAGCGTTAGTCGGATCGAACATCTCGCCGCCGTACTCCTCAGCACGTGCGTTCAAGAATCCGCTTGACGTGTTAGACATGAGCTGGTTCAGCGTGGTGTCACCCAAGAACTCAAGGGCTTGGTTGATGTCCCCGATCTCGTAGCCACGTATGTCCGCATCACCTGTGAAGTAGTCACGCAGATCGTCCCGCTCGTACGCATCGTTGATGTCCTTACGGAAGTCATCCCAGATACCGTTAGCCATACCCATCGTAGCCGTGTAGACCGTGGCATTGCGAACCGCGTCCTTGTATGCCTGCTTGCCCTTGGGCGTGTTGATGCCGTACTTGGCTACGTCCTTGGCGTTGAGGTAGATGTCCGTACGTAGGCGGTTGTACTGCCGGTTCATGTACGACAGCATGCCGTAGAATACACGACCGTTCGGGTGGTTGTTGAAGCCCATAGGCATGGACGAGGCGTACCCCGGCTGAGCCAGTCCCAACGTCTGGGCATACCACTCACGCACCCATGGGTTGTTACTGTCGCCTGACGCTAGGCCAGTAGCCGCCTGCTTCAGTTCCTGCTGAGTCATACCCTTAGCCGCGGGGTGACGCGCCAGCTTGCTGTAGTCCCCTGTCTTAACGGCCTTCTTAGCGAGTGACATACCGCGCTTGACGCCGCCGTTACCGACGATCTCTTGGCCCATCTCGTTCACGGTGCGTACGCCTGACGCCGTGTAGAAGAATGAGGACACTTCATCCACCATCTTCTGTATCGACTTGTCCGCGTCCGCATGAACCTCACCCATGAACTGACGGCCTAGGCCCATCTGCTCGTTGTTCACCCAGTTCTGATCGAACAGGTTCTTACGGAAGCCGGGAGTCTGACGCGCCACGCTGTTGATCGTAGCGCCTACTGCTGGGAGCATGGTCTGGGCCGTAGCCTTGACACCGTTCATGTAGATCGGGAGGGTCACACCTTCGATCGTGTTGAGCATGGCGTTAGACCAGTTAGCCAGCAGGCCCGTCGAGCTTATCTTACGCAGTGCTGAACCCATAGAGTTACCGCCCTGCTTGGAGGCGACTAGCGAGGCCCGCAGACCTTCCGCTAGGTTGTGGCTTGCGATCTGGGTACCGCCTTGCTCGACGCCCTCCTTCTGGATCATGTCGATGAGAGCGTCCATACGGGACTGCCCCTCGTACGCTGGCTTGAGCGCCGTGAGTACGTCGTCTGCCTCTCCCTTGAAGAACACCTGAGCCAGCGCCCGTGCGTTCAGTACGTCCTCAGCGTAGCCAGCCATAGCGGTCATGGGGTTGTCGTAGTCGTCGAAGCGCGGTACGCCCCTGCCCTTCATTGCTCCCTTGCTCTGGCGCGGGAAGTAGTCGTACAGCTTGCGTCCGCCGGTAGCGAACTCAGGCATGTCCAGTGCGTTGATCTCTCGGAACACGTCACGCATCTTGGCGATGGTGTCGTTACCTTCGGCCATGCGGTCAAGCGTCATAGGCACTACCGGCCCCACGTCAGACGGGTCTGCCTTGTAGCCTATGTTGACCATGTCCTCGTACATCTTCGGGTTGTTCTCGAACAGCTTGTACGCGTCCTCCGAGAACTCGTTCATCAGGCCGTGGACTTCGCGGTCCACCATGCGGATCTGCTGTTCGGACATGGATACGAGACGCGCGGCGCGTACGCCTGCGTGCTTCTCTATCCACTCTCGCGTACCAAGTACCAAGTAGTCTGCCGTGTCCACTCCCTTACCGAGAATAGACCGCTTGCCTTCCAGCGCCGACTCCCCGCTACCCGCCTTGCCCTGCGTACGGGCCATCGCTGAGTCTTCCGTGCTCGTTACCTTGGAGGCGGACTTAACCTTAGTCTTCGCTGTGTCCGCTACGCCCTCGTCACCCCAGATGTGTGAACCACGTCCGGGTACGTCACGCAACTCGTCTTCCATTCGCTGGATCTCGTCCGCGTTCTTGATGAGGAACTTACCCGCCAAGCCGCCGATGCCTGCACCCAGTACCGCACCCGTAGCGAACCCGCGCTCGCCTGTCTCCAGATCCTCAGCCGCGTATTGGTACGCCGCACCCATAGCCGCGCCTTCGCCAGCCGCGAGAGCGACCTGACGGCCCTTGCTGATAGCCTGACCAGACTTAGCCAGCACACCGCCCGGAACCAAGAAGCCAGCCGCAATGCCGCCCCACTCGGTGGCCGTGGCAAGGGCTTCGTTGTCCTCACGGAAGGCAGACTGACGCTTCTGCGTCTCGGCCAGTGCCTCCTCGTAGGTCATGCCGTTAGACATAGAGCGCAACAGGGCATCCGCCTCGGTGCCTAGACCGACAGCGCCCTCGAAGAACGACACGACGGCCTGACGGCCAGTGCTGTACTCCTGATCGTCTTCCGCGAACGGGTCGTACTCGCCACCGAATGGGTCGTATGTCTCGTTCTCTTCCGCGAACGGGTCGTAATCACTCATTGATAGATCTCACTAGCCGGTCGTACCCTGACGCCGTTCTGTGTGTTAGGGGATCTGACGTACTCACTTACTCGACGGCCAGCTCGGTAGGGGTCTACCTCCTTGAGGTCATCAGCAGTGTACGGGGACTCGCCCAGCATCTCTGTGATCTGCCCAATCGTGTAGCCTTCGTCGGTCAGCGTCTCCACGAACCTCTTCTTGCCCACCTTCGCCAGCCCACGATCGACGACAGCTTGAGTCATGGTCTGCCCCTTCGGGTTAGTCCAGCCCTCTACGGTAGGCTCTTCGGTCTCGGGAACCTCCTCCCCAGTCTTCAGTGCGATCTGCTTGTCGATGTCGTTCCTGTGCTCGGTACGTAACTGAGAAGATGCCTCTCGCATGTACTCGCCGATGTTAAGCTCGGTGCGTCCGCCCTTGCCTCTGCGGTCCTGACCGATCTTGACGTAGTCCTCGTTCTCTTCCGCAAGCATACGAGCCCTTGTCCTGATTGCATCATCAGAAGGACGGAATGTCTCGCGTTGATTGTTAAGGTCTTCCACCTCAGTCTCCAGCTTAACCTCTGCGGACCTACGCCGCGCATACTCCTGCTGGCCGACTGCGTTAGCCGCCGTAACTAGCGAGCTAGTGTGAGCCGCCCTAGCGTTCTTGAGAGATATGGCATCTGCCTCAGTAAGCAACCCGTTGGCGTCTCGCCGAGACTCTAAGTCCTGTATCTTAGCAAGCGTAGCCGTAGCCCCAGCACGTAACTCTTCCGGTATCTCGTTCACCTGAGCCTGTAGGCTCTTGAAGTCCGAAGGAACCTTGACATCCGCGAATAGAGCTTCCGTCTCGTCGATACTCTTCTGGAATGTACGCATAGAGTTGTACGTCTGACGAAGCGCATCCTGAGCGCCAGCCGGAGCGGATGCAATGATCTCATCAGCACGTGCCGGATCGCCTACTGCATCACGCAGTGAGGGCATGTTCTTGTCTAGGAACGCCTTCTCTTCCATAGCTTCCTGCGCTTGCTCAGCACGGAAGGCTTCGAGCTTCTGCGCGTTCAGCGCCTTCTGTACCTCGGGATCCTTGAGCAACTCTTCCTTGCGCGCACGCAATGCGGTCTGTGCTTGTGGGGGAGTAGCCGCATCTGCCAGTGCCTTGTCGATAGACGTCACGGCCTGTGCGTGGTTGCTGTTCTGCTGAGTTACTGCACCACCGCGCATACTCTCCAGACGTTCAAGGTTCTGCTTGGCGTAGTTACGTGCTTGCACTGACGGGAACTCTCCCTGCATGCGCTCACGCAGAGACGCGATGCTTCGGTCGAGGTTCGTGACGTCACCTTGACTAGCGATCTGCTGTGCTGTCATGTCGCCCGTCATGGTGGCCTTGTCAGTCATTGCCATGTTCTGCATTGACTGCGTCTCCTTCTGTTCCGACTGTAGCTGACGCGCCTGTTGCATATACATAGACGCGGCCGCGCTGTCGCCGTTAGAGGAGGCCCACTGCGCTAAGTTCTGTAGGTGTGCGGGGTCGTTCATGTCACCACGCGGTTTCGTGGCCGCCTGCATGACGTTCTTGTAGGGGTCAGCCATACTACCGACGGTGTCGCCGATCTGACTAAGCATACCACCTAGGTTAACTGATTGATCTGATCCAGCCACAATTAGTTCCCTCCTTGGAATAAGTCGCCGAACATGCCGCCAAGGAAGCTAGACTGTCCGTCACCTGAGTTAGCGTTGTTCATCATGGCCGCGATTATGTTACCGTACAGTTCAGATGCCGCCTTATCAGCATTAACCTGAGTCTGGATACCACCGAGGCCGAGCTGTGCGCCGTAGCCTGTACCAGTAAGCTGACCGGTCTGTGCCATAGTTGCGTTGTTCTGCGCCACTTGCATAGCGTTAAGCTGTTGTTGCATAGGCATGTACGCCGCGTTGTACTGCTGAAGCCCGAGCTGTCCTGTAGCTGTACCGAGCTGACCGAACTGGCTAGCTAGGTTGCCTTGGTTCATCATCTCCTGCTGGGCCTGACCCATAGCTTGGAAGCTGGCTTGATTCTGTGCCTGCGCCTGTGCGCGAGCCATTGCCGCGTCTTCACCAGAGCCACCGAACTGTGAGCCCATTACACCACCACGTCCTGAGGCGAACTCTTGAGCGTTAGTTGTTGCGCGTTGTGCGTCGAGCATGGGCTGTTGCATAGCCATTGCTCGGTTGTATACATCCTGCTCACGGGCCGCTGTGTCCGTGCCCATTGCGTTGCCTGCCGCCTGCAGTCCGTACTGCTGATAGGGGTTGTCCATCCCCATCATGTTCTGGCCTCGTAGCATCATGGCTTGGTTCGGTCCGACACCGACAGTCGTACTGCCGTCAGCGGCTACGGAGCTAGTCCCGAGGCCGGTAGTTACACCGTATCCCTTGAACGCGGCGTCGCTCTGTAAGTCACCAGCCAGCGTACCCATGTCCGTGGCGTATCCCTCACCACGACGGCTGATGAGGTCGGCATATGCTAAGCCCCCGGCCGCCGCGCCTAAGCCTTGTAACGAATCCCAGAAGCTCATTAGTATATCCTTCCTAGTAGTAGTTGTAAGTTAAGTTCCTGTAGCGAGAACACCCCGCCGGTGATTGTAGCGTCGATGCCTACAGATACAAGCGCACCTGATCCCTTAGTGTTGACGCGGTATCGCTTCACGGACGTAGAGCCGGGGCCGTACTTGTACACCTCAGGGTCGCCGGGCGTAGCGTACAGCGCCTCGCCCCAGTATGCGGGAATGAGTGCCTCTACGCTGAGTGTCTTGCTGTAGACTAACTCATTGTCGAAGCCCCATCGGGCCACTGCTTCCGTGTCGGCTGTGCGGCTAATGATCGATACGTCCATGCGCTTCGGGAACTTCTGACGTACGGAGTCACCGAACGACAGCGGGTTAGATTGATAGCTGAACTGGTACGAAGATTCGCCTGCGTCTATGTTGCCTGAATACTGTAGGACACTCTCACTACCCCCCAGCAGGATGGCGTCGAAGTTGTCGTCCTCTACGTGTAGCATCCGGTCGAAGGTCGTCTCGGTCCACGTGGTGACACGGGAGCCGCCAGTCGATGACAGCTTACGTACGTCCAG